AGCATTCTCTTCTGTTGTTTCTGGTGCAAACACGCTGGGTCAGAAAAACGTTGGTGGATATCCAGGTAACACAACAACTGGTACTGCTAACCTGGCTGAAACAGGTATCTACAACTTTGGTTCAGGCATGTCAACAGCTCAAGCAGAAGCTCTGGGCACGACATCAAACACAGCTATCCCACAGATGGCATTCTCAATCGAGAAAGTCTCTGTAACAGCTAAGTCACGTGCTCTGAAAGCTGAATACACAATGGAACTGGCACAAGACCTGAAAGCAATCCACGGTCTTGACGCTGAAACAGAATTGTCAAACATTCTGTCCTCAGAAATCCTTGCTGAAATTAACCGCGAAGTCGTTCGTACAATCGCTGTTACAGCTCAACGCGGTGCTGATTCTGGCACAACAACTCAAGGTCGTTTTGACCTCGACGTTGACGCAAATGGCCGTTGGTCAGTTGAGAAATTCAAGGGCCTGATGTTCCAAGTTGAACGTGAAGCTAACCAAATTGCTAAGAACACACGTCGTGGTAAAGGTAACATCATCATCTGTTCAAGCGATGTAGCATCCGCTCTGCAGATGGCTGGTGTTCTGGACTACACACCTGCTCTTAACTCAAATGCACTGAACGTTGATGACACAGGCAACACATTTGCTGGTGTTCTGAACGGTCGTATCCGCGTTTACATCGATCCATATGCAACAGGTAACTACATGGTCGTTGGCTACAAGGGTTCGTCAGCATTTGACGCAGGCTTGTTCTACTGCCCATACGTTCCACTGCAAATGGTTCGTGCTGTTGATCAAGACAGCTTCCAACCAAAAATTGGCTTCAAGACCCGTTACGGAATGGTTGCAAACCCATTCGCTGAAGGTTCAACAGCCGGTGTTGGTGCACTGACAAAAGACAGCAACGTCTACTACCGTCGCGTGTTGGTTGATAATATTTTATAAAAATAATTATAAAATCAAGTAGTTATGTAATTCTGGGCAACCCATGGGTTGCCCAGTTTTTTCCACAAAAATAGAGGATGTTGACACTATGAAAATTTATACTGTATACAAGCTAATATCACCATCAAATAAAATTTATATTGGTTGGACGAGCCGTCCTCTTAAAAAACGACTGCAAGATCATATGAGTGAAGTACGTAGAGGTTTTCAACGACCCATTCAAAAGGCCCTACGTAAATATCCGTTGGACAGCTGGCAACAAGAAATTTTATTACAATCAGAAAGTTATGAACATTCGCTTACAGCAGAGATGGATAATATCGCTTTGTATGAAACCACAAATCCCCTCAAAGGTTATAACTTATCTTCTGGTGGACAACATGGGGCCTCAGGTGTAATTCGAACAGAAAAAAACAAAGAGAGTATTCGGCAAGGCAAGAAAAGATCAACATGGCGATCCACTCCTGAACACGGTGCTAAGATTGGTGCAGCCTTAAAAGGTCACCCACCGTCCGAAAAGCAAAAGCAGGCAACTATTAAAGCCCGAGCAAAAACTTATGTGGTGGTTTTCCCCGATGGAAGCATACATAACGTTTACAATCTTAATGCTTTTTGTAAGCAACGCAACATATCCGAGTCCAACCTTAGAACATCGTCTTCAAAGGGATATAGGTTGCATAAATAGTAGTACGGAGGTAATAATGACAGCGATAACAAACCAACCCACAAATAAAAGTTTTCTTTCCCCACTTGGGTTCAAATTCATAATTAAGAAAACACCACATATCAATTACTTTGTACAAGCAGCTAGCCTTCCAAGCCTGTCACTTGGTCGCTATGATTCGCCTAACCCGTTTGTTAAATTACCTATTCCCGGTGACCACCTTGATTTTGGTGAATTCACCCTAACATATAAAGTTGATGAAGATCTTAAAAATTATCTTGAAATATATAACTGGATGATTTCTTTAGGCTTCCCCGACAATTTTGACCAATATAGAACAGCTGATATTGCACGTAGAGGTCAAAACACTGGTTTGGTCGATAGAATGTCTGGGCTAGGATTAATCTCGGATGGTACATTAACCATTCTATCCAGCGCAATGAACCCAATCCACAACGTTGTTTTTGAAAATATGTTTCCTACTTCTTTGGCTGAGCTTGAGTTTACAACAACTGATTCTGATGTTAACTACTTGACTTCAACGGTAACTTTTGCATATCAAAAATATTCAATTACCTCGCTTTAGCCGTTGACCTGCAGGGGATAATTTCGTAATATATCCCTAGCAATTACATTTATGGAGTTATAATGCAATTAAATGAGATACAAGATTACTGGGAAAGTGATAGTAAAATTGATAGAACAGAGCTTGGTGAAGAAAGCCTAAAGATCCCACAACTTCACTCAAAATACTTTAAGATTTATAGCAACGAAAGAATAAGACTAAAAGAACTAGAAAATCAATATAAGTCTTTTCATAGAATAAAGTATGAATACTATATGGGTCAGTTGAGTGAAGAAGACCACAAACGCTACGGTTGGGAACCAAATCAATTAAAGATTCTTAAAACAGACGTATCCATGTATATCGATGGAGACGAAGAAGTTATTGCCATTAAACGCAAAATACAATTACAAGAAGAAAAACTTGATTTCCTTGAATCAATTATCAAAACTTTAAACAATAGAGGCTTTTTAGTTAAGAATGCGATTGATTGGATTAAGTTTACACAAGGCGCATGACATACGATACAATAGCAATTGAACAAATAGACAACGTATATCTCAAAGTACATTGCGAGAAGGGCATAGCAATGGAAATTTCCGATCACTTTACATTCAATGTGCCCGGTGCACGCTTTATGCCAGCTTTCAAAAATAAACTCTGGGATGGCAAAATAAGATTGTTCAACAATGCATCACATACAATCTACGTTGGACTTTTGGATGAGATAAAAGAGTTTTGTTCACAACGCGATTATCAAATCGACTACTTAACAGACTTCTCTGCCGAAAGTTTCTCAATAGACGAAGCAAAAGATTTCATTTCTTCACTACAACTACCATCACATCTTGAACTAAGGGATTATCAAGTTAAATCATTAGCACAATGCATACGTAATAGGAGATCAACATTAATATCACCTACTGCATCAGGCAAGTCTCTAATCATTTACTTCCTTACACAATATTACAACACAAAGACGTTGATTGTTGTGCCATCAACTGGCCTAGTTCATCAACTTGCTTCTGATTTTAAAGAATACGGTTTCACTGGAGAGGTTCATAAGATATTTTCAGGTCAAGAAAAAGACTCTGATGCCAACATTGTAATATCCACTTGGCAATCAATCTATAAGCTAAAGAAGCCGTGGTTTAAACAGTTCAACCTTGTAATTGGTGATGAGGCACATCATTTTAAAGCAACGAGCCTTACATCGATTATGACAAAGCTAACAGAGGCAAAATATCGCTTTGGCTTTACTGGATCCCTGGATGGAACAGAAACAAATGAGCTTGTGCTAGTAGGGTTATTTGGTCCAAAGATTCAACTAACAACAACTTCAGAGTTGATAGAGAATAAATACTTATCGCCATTCCGAATAAAGGCTCTTGTTCTTTCTTATGATGATCAAACAAGGGAGCTATGCAAAAAATTTGATTATAAGGACGAGCTTGATTTTATTGTTCAATGTGAGCGCCGAAACAACTTTATTCGAAACTTGGCTTTATCGTTAACCGGCAATACACTAATTCTTTATCAATTTGTTGAAAAACAAGGCAAAGTCCTGTATAACAAAATACAGGATAAAGCAGGTGAAAGAAAGGTGTTCTTTGTTCACGGCAATGTTGATGGTGATAAGCGAAATGATATTCGTCATATTGTTGAGCAAGAAAAGGATGCAATTATTGTCGCATCGTATGGGACATTTAGTACTGGTGTAAATATTAAGAGAATCCACAATATTGTTTTTGCTAGCCCATTTAAATCAAAAATTAGAGGGCTACAATCAATTGGTAGAGGCTTGAGAAAAGGACAAGACAAAGAAATGGCTACATTGTTTGATATTGCTGATGACCTAAAATGGAAATCAAGATCAAATCACACATTGAAACATTTCATTAGTAGAATAGAGATCTACACAAACGAAAAGTTTGAATATAAAATATACAACGTAAAATTAGGGAGCTAAGATGATAAGAATAATTAAGCTCGTAAATGGTACAGAAGTTGTTGGGGATATCGTGTTTGAAAACAACCATGTGTTAGAGGTAGAGAATCCCGTACAAATTAATTACAAAAATATTGAGGCCCCCATTCCCTCTGTATCATTGACACGCTATATCCAATTCAGTAAAACAAAAAAATGTACATTTGAAAAGCACAATGTAATGCATGTTATTGTACCACTGGAAGGGTTAGAGTCGTATTACAACACTGCATTGTTCCATTTTGAACAAGAGATTGATCAAACAATTAATCGTGAACTGATTAAAGTTTCAATGAATGAAGAAGACCAAGATGAACAATATTTGGCTCTTTTAGAAAGAATTAGTACAAACCAACCATTAAACTAGTTGACAACAACATTAATTTAATATATAATCCATTATGTGAAGGGAATAAGATGTCTAATCATTATGTCGATAACAAACAACTCTTTGAGTGTATAGTTCAATATAAACAACAATGTGTAGAGGCTAAAAGAAAGAAAAAGAATAAGCCACCTATACCTGAATATGCAGGTAAATGCATACTAATGATTGCTGAGCGTTTGAGTCACAAACCAAACTTTATCAGCTATTCATTCAGAGATGAGATGATCAGTGATGGCATTGAGAACTGTATCAGTTATTTTGACAATTATGATCCCGCTAAGTCAACAAATGCATTTGCGTATTTTACACAGATAATTTACTATGCATTTATTCGCAGAATTCTTAAAGAAAGAAAACAGCAATACATTAAACACAAATCATTAGAGAATTCAATGATTTTTGATGACATTGTCATTCAGGGTGAAGACGGGGACTTTAACTTACAGAACGTTGTAGATCTTGACAATCATCACAGTGTTGACTTTATCAAGGCTTTTGAGGATAGTATGAACGAGAAAAAGAAGAAGAAAAAGAAAAAAGGTCTTGAAGAATTCATGGAAGAATAACATATGCGTGTTGCAATCTTAGGCGACACACATTTTGGAGCCCGTAACGATAGTCCAATTTTTGACAATCAATTCAAAAAGTTTTATGATGAAGTGTTTTTTCCATACTTGGAACAAAACAATATTAGTCACGTTATCCAGCTCGGAGATGTGTTTGATCGTAGAAAATACATAAACTTTAACACCCTTAAATCGGTGCAAAAGTACTTTTTTGATAGACTAAACCACAGCTATCAAACAATAATGCTTGTAGGTAACCACGACACATTCTACAAGAATACAAATAACGTTAATTCACTTAATTTGCTATTAGCAAGCTACAACAATATAACATGTATTGAAAATCCTAAAGAACTTAGTATAGGGAATACAGAGTTTTTGTTTGTTCCGTGGATATGTCCAGACAACGAACAAGAGGTGTTTGAAAAGATAAGCAAAACATCTGCACAAATATGTTGTGGACATTTTGAGATTCAAGGTTTTGAAATGTATGCAGGAACAATAGTTGATCATGGTGTTGATAGGAAAATATTTGAGAAGTTTGAGTGGGTGTTATCAGGTCACTATCATCACAGATCAACGAAAGGTAATATTACATATTGTGGAACACCATACGAACTAACATGGTCTGATTATGCAGATCCTAAAGGCTTCCACATCTTTGACACCCAGACGAGAGAACTAGAATTCATCTGCAACCCAAATCTTATGTTTGTGAAATATCACTATGATGATAAAGACAAAAATGTTGATGATGTTGTCTTGGATGATTTTTCAATGTATAAAGATACTTTAGTGAAAGTTATAGTAAGGAACAAAACAAACCCTTATTGTTTCGATATGGTTATTGATAAGTTAGAGCAAGCTGGTGTATGTGATATACAAATTGTTGATGATCATTTTCATATGGATGCTGAACAAGATAGTGATATTGTAAACGAGGCAGAGGATACACTGACACTGCTAAACAAATATATTGACAATGTGCAAATACAAGCCAACAAAAAACAGCTAGAAACATTGTTACGAAACTTATATAATGAAGCTTTATCAATTGAATAATGAACATATTTTATCTGGATATTGATCCGTTTAAGTGTGCAACACAGCATTGTGATAAGCACGTTGTAAAGATGATTGTTGAGTCTGCGCAGTTGTTGTCAACAGCGCATCGTGTGCTTGATGGAGACACAGAAAAACCTATATACAAGATCGCCCACAAAAATCATCCGTCTGCTATTTGGTGCAGGCAGACGAATAACAACTACACGTGGCTGTATTGTTTATTTGTTGCACTATTAGACGAATATTGGTTTCGCTATGATAAAAAGCATAAGTGTTTGGATCTTACTCCACACCTCAGTTCTCCTCCATCTAACATTCCTCTTGGTCCTTTCACTGCTCCTCCTCCTGCAATGCCAGATCAATACAAAACTGGATCTGTTGTTGAGTCATATAGAAATTATTATATCGGTGCCAAATCCCACTTTGCCAAATGGAAGCGACGACCCACCCCAACATGGTTTGAAGTATGATAGAATTTAAAAAGATTAAGTGGAAAAACTTTTTATCAACAGGCAACCAATTTACTGAAATTGATCTCAGCAAAAATCAGCTCACATTGATGGTTGGTAAAAATGGGGCAGGGAAATCAACGTTGCTTGATGCCCTGTCTTTTGTTTTGTTTGGTAAACCTTTTCGTAACATCAACAAAAACCAACTAATCAACACTATTAACAAAAAGAACACTGAAGTTCACATTGACTTCAATATTGGCAAAAAGCAATACAATATTGTAAGAGGTATTAAGCCCAACACATTTGAAATACGTTGCAACGATCAACTTATTGATCAAAATGCTGAGCAAAAAGAATATCAAGAAATGCTTGAAAAGCAAATCTTGAAAATTAACAATAAATCATTTAACCAAGTTGTCATACTGGGATCTGCATCATTTGTGCCATTCATGCAACTTACGGCAGCTAATAGAAGAGAAATAATTGAGGATTTGCTTGATATTGAAATCTTTTCAAAAATGAATGTGTTATTAAAAGATAAGATATCTGCAAACAAAGAGGGTATACAAGAAACAGACTATGCAATAAAACATGCACAAAGTTTAATTGCCGTTGAAGAAAAGCATGTCAATGAAAAAAGACAAAACACAAAAGAACTGATTGGCTTAAAGAGCAAACAAAAACAAAAGATACAAAAACAAATACAACACAACAGCACAGAAAAAGAAAAATTGGTAGAGTTGATCAGTGCTCTTACGCTTGAAAAAGAACAGCACGAAAAGAAACAAGCAAAGATTTATAAACTTGAAAAATATAAAGATCAATTGCTTGATAAGATTAGTAACTTTGATAATGATATATCCTTTTTTCACGACAATGATAACTGCCCCACATGCAAACAATCAATTGATGAGAATTTCAAGCACACAACAATAGATCAAAGAGAAAAGTCTAAACAGAAGTATGTTGAAGGTGTTGAGGAAATTGATCAGCAGATAAAAAATTTTGGGGATGTTGATAAGCTAATAGGAGACTTGGATCGACAGATAAACGATATTGATAAACAAAAACAGAAGTTAATTAATACAATATATGTTGATGAACAGCTAATAGAGAACATTGATATTGATATAAGTTCGTTGAATGAAGAGGACAAGAAGGTTGATTTGCAAGAGATTGAGAAGCAAAAACAATTACTTCAAGATAACCAGGAATTGCACAAAAAGTTGTTGGAAGACAAACAAACGCTAGATGTTGCTAGTTTGTTGTTGAAGGATACAGGAATCAAAACAAAGATAATTAAGCAATACATACCTGTTATGAATAAGTTGATTAACAAGTATTTGGCTGCAATGGATTTCTTTGTTAATTTTGAATTAGATGAAAACTTTGAAGAAAAAATAAAGTCGAGGTTCAGAGATGAATTCAAATATGAGAGTTTTTCAGAGGGTGAGAAGATGCGAATTGACTTGGCTCTTTTATTCACGTGGAGATCAATTGCTAAACTACGTAACAGTATCTCTACTAATCTTCTTATCATGGATGAGGTATTTGACAGTTCTTTAGATACTGAAGGAACGGATGAGTTTATGAAAATACTTCAGCAGTTGACAAAAGAAAACAATACATTTATAATATCGCATAAAGGTGATCAACTTTTTGACAAATTTGAAAATGTTGTAAAGTTTGAGAAGGTCAAGAATTTTTCGAGAATATCAAAATGATATACAATACATGCGGAAGGGAATGGAGTACAATATGATTTTAGATTTAGTATCATCAAATGATCCTATTTTGCGTGAAGAGATTCCTGATTTTGATTTTGCCAATCCACCATGCGATCCGATTCAGCTAGCCAAAGATCTGACAGAAACAATGATCTCAAATAACGGATTAGGGCTTTCGGCCAATCAATGTGGATTGAGGCATCGTGTATTTGTTATGAATGGAAATCCTGTGTATGCTTGTTTCAATCCACGAATAGTAGATCAAACAGACACAAACATTATATTACTAGACGAGGGGTGTTTGTCATTTCCAAATCTATATCTCAAAGTAAAGAGACCTAGAACAATTAAGGTTAGGTTTACTCAACCTAATGGGGAAACCGTGACACAGAAGTTTGATGGTATTACAGCACGATGCTTTCTACATGAATTAGACCATTTGAATGGTGTTGTTTTCACATCAAAGGTCAATACTTATTATCTGGAAAAGGGTATGAAATACAAAAAAAAGCTTGATAAAGGAATTGTAAAGGAACAACGTTATGTCTAAAATTAAGGTATCAGAATTATTCTATTCAATTCAAGGTGAAGGGCGATACATGGGTGTTCCTAGTGTTTTTCTTCGTACATTTGGATGCAACTTCACCTGTGGTGGTTTTGGGATGAAAAAGGGAGAAATTAGTGATGAGCGAGACGTTATTGCAGTTAATAGCAAACAGTATACAAGCTATAAAAGTCTACCACTTGTTAATACCGGTTGTGATTCTTATGCTAGCTGGGATGTTAGGTTCAAACACCTTTCACCTATTGCTTCAACAGAAGCATTGGCTGAACAAATTCAAGAGCTTCTTCCGCACAAAGAATGGAGGGATGAACATCTCGTAATTACTGGTGGTGAACCTTTGCTTGGTTGGCAACGGTCATATCCTGAGCTGCTTCAACAAGATGGAATGGAGTTGCTGAAAGAAATTACATTTGAGACAAACGGAACTCAAGACCTTAGTTCTGATTTGTCTGAGTATTTGTATCTTTGGGCAGTGGGAAGAAGTGGTAGAAGCTGTTTGACATTCTCTGTTTCACCAAAGCTATCAATTTCGGGTGAGAAGTGGGAAGATGCAATTAAGCCTGATGTGATTAAGCAATACGAGGATATTGGATATGTTTATTTGAAGTTTGTTGTTGCTAATGAAGAAGATTGCAATGAAGCTCTTCAAGCTGTATCTGAGTATCGTAATGCAGGTTTTAAAGGTCCTGTATATTTGATGCCATGTGGTGGGGTTGAAAGTGTTTATAGCATGAACAATAAAGCTGTAGCACTGCTTGCTATGAAGCATGGTTTGAGGTATAGTGATAGACTTCAGGTTCCGTTGTTTAAGAATGAATGGGGGACATAATGTATTATAACCATGCAAACTTATCAACAGATTGTTATTCAATAGCAAAGCAAATTGAAAATAGCAATTGGCGTCCTGATTTTATTGTTGGCATTGTGAGAGGTGGCCTAATTCCTGCTGTGATTATTTCACACAAATTGGGTATTCCTTTGGAGGTGCTTCAATGGTCTACGCGAGATTTTAAAAACCAAGATATTTCATTTGGTTTGAAACTCAAGCACGATTATGGTCATAAAGAGTTGTTGTTGGTTGATGATATTGTTGATAATGGAGAAACAATATATAACATATTAAAGCATTTGCCAAACGCAAAAACAGCTACATTGATTTACAATACACAACAGAAACTCGTTATTCCCAATTATTACGGTAGAACTATTGATCGTGCAGTGGATAAAGAGTGGGTTAACTTTTGGTGGGAGAAATGTGATGGCGAAGTATATTTCAACAAAAACGTATAGACATTTAGGACCTGTTGCCTATAGGCAATGGCGGGCTGATTCACACTGCAATCTTATTCATGGATATGCATTGAGTTTTCATTTTGAGTTTGAGTGTGACACACTTGATGCAAGAAACTGGTGTGTAGATTTTGGTGGTCTAAAAGACCTCAAATACAATCTTGAGGATTGGTTTGACCATACACTTCTTGTTGCACAAGATGATCCTGAGCGCGAAACATTGTTGGATCTGGGTCGAAAGGGTCTTGCAAAAATTACAGAAGTCGAAAAGACAGGCTGTGAAGGTATTGCAGACTTTTTGTACGAATACATTAACACGATTCTACTCCCTTCATGGGGCAGCGAAGCAAAGCGTGTATGGTGTTGTAAAGTCGAGGTTCGCGAAACCGACTCAAACATGGCAATGCGCGTTGGTCATCGTGAAGATAATGAATTTGCTGAATAATCAATAAGTTACAAGACTGTTGACTTTTATTATTTGTTGTTGTATAGTGCATAATATGACAAACATTATTCCAGCAGTTGGCTCAACCGTAGAAATTACGGTTGAGCAGCCAAACATTTATTATTACACGTACAAACAGCAACCCGTAGACACTCGTGTATACACGGGGAAAGTTGTTCGTAACGAAAAATGGCTAGATGCAAAATATCTATCTATCCACACGGATAATACAAATTATCCGATATCGCAAATTGCGTTTACCAATATCAAATCAATAAAGATATTGGATGGTAGGAAGGACAATTACAAAGAATATCCTGTTGCCGGATCGAAGGGAAAGATGTATACTGTATCACAGAACGGTAAGCATTATTCGTGTACGTGTCCTGGTTTTACTTACAATGCAAAATGTAAGCATATTGAACTAGTGAGGAACGATTATTATGAGTAAGATGGCTGAGCTTTATGCTGATATGGTTGGATGTGCTATGGATTGCATCATGCATGGTTTTGATGATGAAGCGATTGAGTCTGTTCTTCAAAAAGAATTTGGATGGTTTGCAAACTATGCGCAAGAAATTATTGCGCAGGCAAAACAAGATTGTGCATCATATCATGATGAGATGATGCATAGTGTATATTCGTACGAGGAGGTATATGGAAGATAAGCCTATTTCAGAGGTAATTAGAGATCGAATTGTTGCTGCTGGACATCGCTTTCATGCAAGTGACAATATTTCTCAATTTATTAATCAAGATGAGAGATCTGAGCTGATTGCTGAGATTCAGCAAAAGTTTCATGGTGTATTGAATAGTTTGATTATTGATACAGAGAACGACCCAAACTCAAGGGACACAGCTAAACGTTTGGCAAAGATGTATGTGAATGAATTGATGTCTGGTCGTTATCAACCTAAACCAGACGCAACATCATTTCCCAATGAAGGATCTGATCGTTTTGAGGGTATGTTGGTTGTGCGTGCTGAGATTACATCAATGTGTTCGCATCATCACCAGCCTGTAAAAGGGGTTGCATATATTGGTTTAATTCCGACAGGAAGAGTCATTGGTCTTTCAAAGTATGTGCGTATTGCACAGTGGTGTGCTCGGCGTGGTCAGCTCCAGGAAGATTTGGTTAATCAGATTGCTAAAGAAATCATGGCTGCTACAGACACGGAGAATGTTGCTGTATACATTCAAGCCACACATGGTTGTATGGAACACAGGGGCGTTGAGGTTCATTCTAGCTTGACACAGACCTCAGTTGTTCATGGTTTATTTCATAATGATTCAGTGAAAGCAGAGTTTTATAACAACGTTAAAATGCAGAGGGACGTATTGTGAGAAACAAACATCAACCCAAACCTGTATTGACGGCGTTTGTTAACAATGTTTCTGGTGATGCCTTTGAGGCCTATGTTATGGGTACAGAGGAAATCGAAGGAAAGCCTTTTTACGTTCTCAAACTAAAGGAACATCCGAGAATTGTAAAAATGGCAGTGAGTGCCTTGAAAAAATCTAAAAAACCTTTAGATGCAAGGTAATTTATAATTATTATAGGAGTTTAATATGTCACAACAAAAAACTATTATCAATTTTCTGCAAAAAGGTCGTAAACTGACAACCGCAATGGCTGAGAGCTGGGGTATTACTAAGCCTACAGCACGCATTGCCGAGCTTCGTGCTCAAGGTCATGTTATTTACACCAACCGTTCAAAGAACGGAACTTCGTATCGCCTTGGTACGCCAACTCGTGAAATGATTCGCTTGGCATACGCTGTAGGTGGTCAAGACGTTTTTGGTGGTCGCTAATTAATTAGTTAGCTGACCTAAAGAGCCGCCCTTGTGGTGGCTCTTTTTTTTATTCTAAAGGAGAGTATGATGGCCAAGGTCTACATGTGTAAATTTGCAGACAAGCGGACAGGGAAAACGTTTTATAAGTTTGGGCACACAACAAAATCTGATGCATTGGAAAGATTTAATGTAAAATATGATTCACGTTATGGAGAATTTGATATAACATGTGTTGCGAGCCAATACGGTTCTCTTGATTGGTGTAAGGGTGTTGAGCATGCTTTCAAGGCTGCATTCCCAAAGAATATTTGGTTGGAAGAATTTTTCAATGATGAACGAGAGTGGAACAATTTTTCTGGCATAACAGAGGTTGTATATTTGACTGAAGATAGGTATAATCAGGCAAGGGAGATGTTTTATCGGATGAAGCATATTGTTGAAAAAGAAAAGGAGTGGAGTAAAAATGATTAATTCTTTTATTTGGGTAACATTTCAGCGTGAAGGAATTCATTGTTATCCTGCTGCACTCGTTGATCCTAAACTAGACTCAGTAAAGTTTCTTGGCTTTCCACATCGCCATATATTTCATTTTCGTGTCGAGCTTGAAGTTTTTCATGATGATAGAGATGTAGAGTTCATTATGTTCAAACGAGAATTAGAGAGCTTATTTGATAACAACACTCTTCAATTACAAAACAAGTCTTGTGAAATGATTGCAAACGAATTGTCTGAATATATTAAGGACAAGTATCCAAAGCGCATATATATTATTGAGGTATCTGAAGACGGTGAGAACGGGTGCAGGATTTATTTTAATAATGAGGTTAAATAATGATTAATTTTTGTCACATATCTCCAACTAAACATATTGGTTTATACACACAAACCAATGGTGCACATCTTATACTGGCACATCTTGTTGAGCAAGACGAGGAATATGCCACCTTTTATGCAAAGGCTTTCGGAAAATATAAGATGATGGATAATTCTGCTTTCGAGATGTTCAAGCAGAATAGACCGATGTATGATTCATCAAAACTTATTGAGATGGGTAATAAATGCAAAGCAGACTGTATTGTTTTGACAGATTATCCACGTGAAGATTGGATTAAAACCGTACAGAAGGCTGTCGATACAGTTGATGATATAATTGCGGCAGGCTTTGAAACATTTTTTGTTCCTCAAAGCGTTGTTGGGGATTTGAGAGGCTATATTGAAAGTATTCGTTGGGCTCTTAATAATCCTAAGATTCATCGTATAGGTTTGTCAATTCTTGGGTGTCCAATTGCTTTAGGTCTTGATGAAAAGAAGACTAAAAAGGAAAGAAGTGATTCATACAAACTACAAAGATATTTGTCACGACATAAAATCCTAACAGAACTTCAAAATCAAAATCTACTAGAAAAAGCTACAAAAAAGTTCCACTGTTTGGGTATGACCGACGGCCCTAATGAGATTTCATTACTCAAACCATTTCACAAATACATTGCATCGTGGGATTCGAGTGCTGCAGTGTGGGCTGGATTGAATGGTATAATGTTTGATAATTCACCGACAGGTTTGATT